CCTTGGTCCCTTGCCGCGTCCTCGATCAAAGGCCATTCGACCTCGACCGGTGAGAGCACCCAAACCCTTCTTAACCAAACCTCCCGGACTGGGAAGATCGGGAATAGGCACGTTGGGTACCATTTCAGCAAGAGCCTGCCTCAGCTGCTCCACGAACGCGCTAGCAAGGTTCCTAGCTGCGCCTCGAATCTGCGGACCCTTAGTCGAAACTGCGTCAGCCAACCCGTTGATCACATCGACCAACATGTCTGCGCCAGCGTTAGCTAGATCGACTGTTTTGTCACCGACGGCCTTGATGAATTTCTCAACGAGGTCCCCAGCCTTATCCACGATCTTTGGAATCTCATCGCCAACGGCATCGAGGAAACCGAGGATGATTCGAAGACCAGCGCGAGCATACCTAGGTACACCCTGTTCGAGAACACCGAGACCGGTATCGATCAGAACCGTGAGTAGATCACCAATCTGAGGCGCAGCGTCTTCCACTACGCCCAGCATGTTGTCGATGATCTGTCCCATAGCCTTGCGGATCTTCGGCGCATTCTTTGCGATAGTTTGAAGGAACACCACAAAGCCCTGACCAAGAGCCACGGCGAGTTGTGGAATAACGCCCAAGAAGTCTTCGAAGCCCTGAATAAGGACACCGATTCCTGCTGCGCCAGTGACAGTCAACGCCGTCAATCCAGCTGAGAAAGCAAGCATGCCTAGGCCAGCAAGGGCCATACCAGCACCGATAGCTACCGCTGCAACACCAAACCCGATCATGAGAGGAATCAAAGGGATGAGTGCAACAGAGCTAGCGCCAAGAATAACCATGACGAGCGCCAGTTTACCCATACCCTCAAGAATCGCACTCCACGACATAGCGCCGAGAAGTGTCAGAACCCCTACGAGACCGACGAGCGCCGGAACAGCGACAGCAAGCGCAAGAGCACCGGGAAGCGCCAAGATCATGGAAGTAAGGCCGATGCCCAACACCACGAGAGCGCCGCCCATAGCGACAACGCCCTTGGCGATCTCTTCCCAACTCATGCCGCCCAACGAAGACATTACCTTCGCAAGACCTTGCATGGCATATGCGACCAACACTAGTCCAGCTGCCGTAATCGGCAAGTTGGGAGGCATCAACCACATAGCTCCTGCGATGACGACGAGCGCACCCGCCATCCCCACAAGACCCTTGGCAATATCCGCCCACGACATACCAGCGAGACTCGAAATGGCCTTACCGATCAGGTTAAGCGCGACTCCAAGAATAGCCAAAGCAGCCGCCTGCAGAATCATGTCCTTAGGCATAAGACGCATGGCAAGACCGATGACTGCGAGAGCTCCACCCAAACCGACGGCGCCCTTAGCAATCTGCTCCCACGAAAGGTTACCCATTTGCTTGATAGCAAGCGCGATCCCGTTCAGAGCAACAGAGAGGAGTAGGAGAGCAGCGGCTTGACCGACCATGTCTTGCGGCATGAGACGCATGGCGCCCGCAATACCAACAAGAGCGCCGACCATTCCACCCAGACCCTTAGCGAGCTCCTCCCATGAGAGACGAGCCATGATGCTAATCGCCACAGCAATAGCATTCAAAGCCAAGGCCAAACCCATCAAAGCCGCAGACTGCGCCACCATATTCTTCGGCATCAGGCGCATTCCGCCCGCAATAGCCACCAAAGAACCAGCAACGCCTGCAAGACCTCGAAGAAGCTCTTCCCAACTGAGACTCGCCAACACCACAACAGCTGCCGACAGAAGCAGAATCGATCCAGCCAACAGGACCATCGAAGCGGTGATGAATGGCATCTTAGTAGCCGACACACTGATCTTTTCGAGAACTGCCATCGAACCAAGCAATAGACCAAAGCCTGCAGCCATCGCCGTCAAAGCCGACGTCAAACGGTTTGAATCAATCAAAGACAAGGCCACGACCGAAGCCGTTAGGATACCAATGGCAATAGCGATCTGCATTAGAGCCTTGGACTTAAGCTGCGTCTGCATAGCCTCCATGGTGCCAGTCAGACCCTCGAACGAATCCTTAATCGAACTCAAGAAGCCACCGCTTCCGGCAGCTCCAAGGTTGAGGTTTAGACCGTTCTTCATGAAGTTCCGAAGCAGCAAGACAATGCCGCCAAGGAGACCAGCGTTGATGACATCAAACACTGCGTCGAAACCGCCAGTGCTGATAGACTCGCCAATGGCTGCACCCAAGTCGCTGAAAGCATCGACCACGGGCTCCATCAGGTTGGAGAGACCGGTAAAGAGAGCACCAAATGCTGCACCCACCACACTAGAGATCTTCTCCATGAAGCTCAGACGCTCCCCAATCCGACCAACAGTCCCTTCAACAGCCGAAGCAGCTGCCTCGTTGAAACCGCCAAACAGACCAAAGAAGGCCTCGGCCACCGCGTTGATCAGCTTGATCGGGACAGAGAGAATTGCAGAAAGACCAGAGAAGAACTTCTCAAGACCCTCGCCATTCTTCAGTGCCTGATCGAAAGCTACGATCATGTCACCGATGCTAGCCGCAAACTCGAGGAAGCCAGAGCCTCCGCCAGACAGTTCGCCAACGAGATCGCCGATCACACCAGCAAGGCCCTTGATCAGTTGCCACCCAATACTCAGAGCAGCAAAGAAACCTCGGAAGATTCGTCCGATGGTCTCCAGGGTGTCCTTAGCGGGCATGAGATTCGACATGAACTCAGCAAAGCTGTGCGACAACGCAGCAAGATCCTTGCCGGTAGCCGGCGGGAAAATATCCTGGAACGCGCCCTTGATAGTTCCCATGACCTTGCCGAGGGCAGCAAACCCAGCCTCAAGGCCGGTGAGAACGTCTTTTCGACCGCCCTCCTTGCGCCACTGAGTGATGGTGCCAACGAGCGAGTGACCGAATCCTCGGACCTGTTCGCCGACAGCGTTGCTGACGTTGGTCCACAGTTTCTTGGACTGGTTGAAGTTACCAATGATGCCCTGGAAGGCTTGCGCCCACACAGAACCCAACGATTCCTTCACAACACCCAGGAGCTGAGGCAAGGTCTTGACGACAGTCGCCGACTCATAAGCCCGGTTGGCCATGTCAGTGATCTGTTTGATCTGCTCGTCACTATACCCCTGCTTCTTGAGAGCTGCCTGCTGCTCCTCGATAGCCTTCGTGACACGCTTCTGAGACCACCCAAGATGGTCAGCAGCGATGGAGGCCTTAGACAGGCGACCATCCATCAGAGCAAAGGTCTTGACCAAGACGTCTGAAGTCAGCCATGACGATCCGCCACCAGCAGTAGAAATGGATTCACGGAAAGACTGTCCGGCGATCTTGATGTTCTTCGCGCCAAGATCGACCTTCTCGTTGATTTGTCCCATGGCCATACCAGTCGTGATCAAAGCCTTCTGGAGGTTCTTACCACCCATACCAGCGTTGACCACAGAGTTCCAGTCCTGAAGACTCACTCGTCCAGCTGCGATAGCCTGCGACAACTGATACATCGCCGACGAAGCCTGCTGCGACGTTGAACCAGACAGTGCCGCCATGTTGGAGATACCCTGAATGGAGCTGACAGCATCCTTCAGACCAACACCAGCAGCCGTGAAGGTACCAATGTTCCTCGCCATCTCGGAGAAGTTATAGATGGTCTTGTCGGAGTACTGGTTGAGCTGCTGCATGTAACCGTTGACTTCTTGAACACCGGCTCCGGTGTTAGCCATAACGGTTTGAATCGACTGCAGGTTCGTGTTGTACTCTTCGAAACCCTGCATGAGTGGGGCAAGAGTGAAGCTCTTGACGATGTTGAGACCAGCCGCGGTAGCCTTACTGACGATGGTTGCCAAAGCAGCAACGCCAGCGACCTGCAACGCGGAGAATTTAGCCGAGACCTGCTGAGCTGCTCCACCAAGATTGGTGAGACCCTTAGCGTTTCCCGTATGAGCGATGGCCTTCTCGAGACCCGTCAGATCCCGCTCAGTCTGGTTGACACCCTGCGTGAACTGCTTGTTGTTGAACTCCATGTTAACAATACGATTGTCAACGCTGCTCATGAGGATGTCACCTTCTTCCAGAGATCGTTTGCGATGTCGTCAAATATCGGCTTCACCGCAGGATTGATGTAGTCTCGTCCAGAGACCCATCCACCCGTTCCGGTCCCGTGTCCGTACTGAAGAATGATGGCTACATTCACCCCGCTTTCGACGTGAGTGTTAAGCCAAGAAATGGTGGTGATGTCGCCCTCGACTCGGACCTCATAGCTCCAAGAAGCAGCCGTGAGGCCCGAGTCGACGGGGGTTGCGGCCTGAAGTGCAGCCACACCTCTTGCTCCAGCGGCTTCGCAGACACCGCGGAAGTTAAGAGATTTCATGCTTCGAAGGAACGATTGCATATTCTTGGTCGAACCTTTGTTCGTAACCCTGATCACTATCGCTCCTTTCTTAGCTATTAAGCAGTTCGCTTCCACATGTACACCGTGATGAAGGGGGGCATGTTTTCATGTGCCAACCCACCACCAGCGGCGCTGACCACATGGGTGTGAGGCGCTGACGCACCGTAGCTTTGAACGGTGTGGTTGTGACTGCCAGCTGAGCCTGTGTCTTGAAGAGAGCCAGCGCCAACTCTCGACGCCGTGCCAGTATCTTTGTTGATCGACACCACAGGTTCTGTATATGCGTGAGTATGCTCGCCAGCAGTGCTTGTGTATCCGGTGTGGGTGTGACTAGCTGACTCCGTGCCCGTCGCGTGATCGTGTGACGGAATTTGGGTCAAGTCAAGCGTCACAGACTCCAGACCACCAGTGTCACCTGTCGTGTCGAATCTCGTGTTGGTTTCGTCCAACGACACGGGAATCCGACCCTGAGCCCATCTAACCCACGTTCCCCCACCAAGCAAGGTGGCTGGGTTCGTAGGTCCGATGTTCCAGAATATAGACCCAACAGGCCACTTGCTCAAAGCAGGTGGAATGATTCGACCAACATTGAGCTCCCCACTACCCAACTCAAAAACAAGATCGCTGCCGGACAAATGGGCGCCAAAGAACATTCGATCTTCGAGTTCATCGACTCGCTCTGACTTAGCTCCAATTATGAGAACCACGCCGCCTCCTTCCTAAGCTCAAGCAGTTCGCTTCCACATATATACAGCAATAAACGGTGGCATGTTCTCGTGCTTCAACCCACCGCCAGCAGGATTCACGGCGTGCGTGTGACTTGCTGATTGACCGTAAGTCTGAACCGTGTGGTTGTGGTTACCGGCGGAAGTTGTGGTGCCCGACGTACTTGATCCGATTCGAGCTGCTGTGCCACCAGCAGTATTGGTCGTAGTCACCGGTTGGAAATATGTGTGGTTGTGTACGCCCGTGGTGTTTGTGTAGCCGGTGTGGGTGTGATCGTTTGACTCATTCCCCGTCACTCCTCCATGGTTGTGCGAAGGAATTTGAGTCAAGTCAAGCGTCACATACTCCAAGCCACCAGTTTCCTCGGGCGTATCAAACCGCGTATTCGTCTCATCCAGAGACAGCGGAAAACGACCCTTACCCCAACGAACCCACGTTCCTCCATCCAGCAAACTTGCCGGGTTGGTAGGACTCGTGTTAACGAAGATCGACCCAACAGGCCAAGCGTTCACCGCAGGAGGGATGATTCGACCGACATTGATTTCGGTGACGCCGTCGCCGAGCTGGAAGACAAGATTGTTGCCGTCCATCCTAGCACCGACGATTGCGTCATCCTCGAGCTGATCTACTCGCTGCGCGGTAACGCCACTTACTGTAGCCACATCGCCTCCTTTCTAGACGTTCGTCGAGCTAATGGTGAACGTACCATCGCCATTGTCAGCACCGTCGACGTTGTCGACCTGGAAGATTCCGTCCGCAATCATGTAGACGTTCTCATAAGATCCTTCGACCGAGAAGGTGCCATCACCCAGATCCGTGACGATGATCGTGTCACCGTAGCTGAGCAGATCGAAAATGGCTTGAGGCGTCGGCATTGCCGGAGTAGTAGTTTCGTCACCGTACAACATCTTCTCAATGGCCGCAATTTTCATTGGGTCCATGTGACGAGTGTCGATGATGATGTGAGCAGTGGGGCGAAAACCCTCTACCTGTACGGGGACTGCCTGAATATCCCAAGAAAACTCGCTCGGATTAATGCTGGCGCCGAGCGTGTCATACGTCATAGCTTGTGGGGTCACAGTCGCGTTGTAGACCAAGTGGATCTTGTAGCCATGGTCTATACCATTGACGGCGTTACCCACCAACGTACGATATGAGAGATCGAAGGCTTCGCTAGGCTGCGAGTCGAGATACATGCCGTCCGTTGCCTCAGCAAGACCCATGACCGCAGCGAACTCATCAGGATATGTGTATGCACGAAGTGTCGCCTGGTATTCCTTGGGCTTGGGGAGAAAGAGAAAAGGTCGACCATCGATGTAATATGATGCCGCGCCCTCCCCGCCCTGCTCCTCAACGCCAGTGAGACCGCTCCACGGTACCGTGATCGGGACTCGCCATAGCGACATTACGTCATCGGTACGGCTGTAGAGTGTGAGATATGGCGTGGCGGTCGAAACGACTGCGAGAATATCGGAAGTGTCTGACCAGTCAACACCACTAGATCCGCCCGGGGGAAGCTCGTCAGGGTTAGCGATTTTTGTGAAGTCATCGACCTCTCGCTTGAACGTCGTCACATAAGGCGTCTCGTAGGTGGCGAGTGACAAATATCCCCCGTCCCTCGACCAACTAACACCTCGACCTCCAGTGAACCCAGAGGGCACCGTGACAGTAAGCTTCGTGAGAACATCGCCAGCCCGCTTGTAGACGTTCATTGTCGCAGCCCCGTCATAACCGACGGCAAGGTAGACCATATCTTTCGACCAGGCCACGCTTCGTCCGATGCCTGTAGGCAACGCAGCAGGATTCGCTACCTTAGCCAACACATCAGCGGTCCGCTTGTACACCGAGACAAAGGGCGAAGTTTCATGCGCGATTGCCACGTATGTGCTATCGCTCGACCAGTCAGCAGCGAGACCGTTTCCGCCAGGAAGTGTCGTAGGATCGGCAAGCTTCGTGAAGACATCACCGGAACGCTTGTAGGTAGTGATGTAGGGCGAGACCTGATGTGCGACAGTGAGGTACGTTCCGTTTGGCGAGAAAGAAACACCTCGAGCTGTCCCTGTGGGCAGCGTCGCAGGATTCGCCAGCTTCGTCAGCTTCTTACCGTCGAACTTATAGATCGTCACGAATGGAGTTACAGCATGAACGACAGCCAAGTACTGTCCATCGTTGCTCCATGCTACACGGTAGCTAACGCCAGTTGGCTTGGTTACCGGGTCGTCCAGCTTGTCCATGCCTTCGCCGCTAAGTTTCCACACAGTTACGAAAGGTGCAGTCGTGTGCGCCATTGCAAGAAAACGACCGTCCGAAGACCAGACGGCGGCGTTCGTGACTGCCGAGGGGTTGGGCGAAGCAAACGGCTTAGTGTTCTTGGTGAACAGAACCCCGCGATCCAGGCCGGTATCAAAGAACCGACTTTCGGGAGCATGCCAAGTCATACGAGACATCTATGCCCCTTTCTAGCCGGCAGTGCCGGACTCTCTCTTCCGCTGCTCGTTAAGCTGACGATACTTCTCTGCCAGCTCCTGCTTACTCATCTTCTTCGGCTTCGAGCTCTTCACACCAGCCACCTTAACCAGTGTCATCAAACGATTGAGGTGCCAGGTTTCGACTGGATGAATCGGAATGTTGAATTGAATCAACCACCAATAAATCAGCTCTGATGTGATCAATTCCGACGGACCTTTTTGCTGTGGCTCAGGTCCAAAAGTAGTGGCCGTTTGTCTGCTGTTGATGTACTCCGCAATTCGCCCAAAGTCTTCTACGCTAATGCGCTCGAAGAAATCCTCGGGAGGATTCTCACTCAGGATCATGAATCGGATGTACGTTTCAGTCTCTTCGACGGTCTTGGCCTCTCGACCGAAGAAGGCTTTCTCATAGAATGCTTCCCATTTTGACAAAGAGATCAGGGAGTGCTCGAAAGAGAGCGTGACGATTGAACTTTCATCATCGCCGCGTGCTGATAGTGTGATGTCGAGCATTCCCTGACCTTTCGTATGTTCTAGGCGATACCCGCCGCGTAATGTGCTGCGATCTGAGCATCAGACAACGTGAACTGGTAGACCGCTGCCTCGTCGATGATGCCGTTTGCAAGACCAGTTCCCACGCCGGGATACCCGAAGCGAAGCTGAGTCCATGCGGCATCCTCTGCGGCATACCCGAACGAAGAACAATCGAGAGTGTTCTCAAGTACGCCGTTGACATAGATCTTCATGATCTTTGTGGAATTCTTCCAAGTGCCTACCACATGATAAGGCGTAGACAACGAGTATGCTGTGACGCTGTCGACGTCTGAGTACCATCCAGCTTTACCGAGAATACCGAAACGGAACTTCCCGCCGGCAGTCTGAACTCGGAAGTCTGACGTCTTGGTGATCACCCAGAAGTTGCCAACCACGTTGAGTCGAAGCCACAACTCGGCAGAGAAATCGCCGTTAGATCGAAGGTCCGAAGCATCGGCGGTCGACAAGTACGCCGTTCCGCCACCATCGAAGCCCTTGGCCCCATCAACGAGATCCGTGATCAAGGAAGGTGCGTCAGTGAACGTGCCCGCCCCCACACTCAAATCATGCGAGTTCGCAGCGTCCGTGTAATCCTTAAGACGCCAAAGCGCCGTGGGACCATCCGCCAGAATTGTAGCCTCATAGTCCGAGCCAGAAGGCTCAGCTGGTGTCACCACATTGGAGTTAGCAGAAGCTGAACCCTGACTGTTGGTGGCTGTGACTACGCAGCGAATCGACTGACCTTCATCCGCGAGCTGCAACGTGTACGCTACGCCAGTTGTTGCGCCGACGATGTTGACGCCGTTGCGCTGCCACTGGTAGGTAAACGTAGGCGCAGGAACGCCAGACCACGTTCCGGTAGAGACAGTAAGCACCTCTCCAGTCTCAACAGTCCCGCTAATCACAGGAGCCACAGAGTTAGAGGGGGCACTGAACGTAGGAGTAGCCGTCGTCGAGTAAAGATGATAGGCATAATCCCCGGTGAAGGTGTCAGTGAAGACGCCCGAACCGTTCACAGTCACCGTACGAGACTCTCCGATAACGGTAAGCGTCGCACCCTGGAATCCAGGAATAGTAACTGTGCACGAACCAGCCGAACCATCTCGAATGGACTGCACGAAGAAATACTTAGTCGCCCCAACCACACGAGAGCTGTAGTGCAGCGGAATCTTAGCGCCCTGAGCGATACCGCCCTGAGCCTTCGCCAACGTCCCTGTCGTGGTGTAAGCCGTGATCAGATTCGCCTCTGCCGCCAATAGCGCCGGCGCAAGAGAGATCATCTGAGCGTTCAACGCCTGAATCATAGAACTCATTGGCGCGTCATGAAGCATGGCCGCAAAGTCCTGAGACACCTGAGGTGAGGCAAAGCGGTGATCGAAGTACTCGATTCCGCGTGCTCCAGCAATCAAGCACGACCAGACAGCCTTCTTGACCTGATCAGTTGTGGGTGAGTTAGCGTACGAGGAGGTAGTCTCCACCACCCCATGG